ATGAGCAAAACACTAGCTCAAATAACCATTTCTTTCAATAGCTTACAAGTAAACAAGAAGTTAGCCTCCGTGAATATAAACGTCGCAGATTTGTTAAATGGGAATTACATACTGTTATTGTTTGTCGTTCTGGCACTCGGACTTTGTCTCGGTAAATTACGACTGGGTTCTGTTCAACTCGGTAATTCCATTGGCGTTTTAGTGGTTTCATTATTATTAGGCCAGCAACATTTCAGCATTAACACGGATGCACTTAACCTTGGCTTTATGCTGTTTATTTTTTGTGTCGGAGTTGAAGCCGGGCCAAACTTTTTCTCTATTTTTTTTCGCGACGGCAAGAATTACCTCATGCTGGCGTTGGTATTAGTTGGCAGCGCGCTGTTAATTGCGTTAGGCCTTGGCAAACTGTTCGGTTGGGATATTGGCCTGACGGCGGGTATGCTGGCGGGTTCGATGACCTCCACACCTGTTCTGGTGGGCGCGGGCGACACGCTGCGACACTCTGGTATGGAGAGCGGGCAACTCTCCAGCGCGCTGGATAACCTGAGCCTCGGTTATGCCCTGACGTACCTGATTGGTCTGGTGAGCCTGATTTTCGGCGCACGTTATTTACCGAAATTGCAGCACCAGGATCTGCAAACCAGCGCCCAGCAGATCGCCCGTGAACGCGGTCTGGATACCGATGCGCACCGTAAAGTTTACCTGCCGGTGATCCGCGCCTACCGCGTGGGGCCGGAGCTGGTGGCATGGGCCGACGGTAAAAACCTGCGTGAGCTTGGGATCTACCGCCAGACCGGGTGTTATATCGAACGCATTCGTCGCAACGGCATTCTCGCCAGCCCCGACGGTGATGCCGTGCTGCAAATGGGTGACGAAATTTCGCTGGTCGGCTACCCGGATGCCCACGCGCGCCTTGACCCGAGTTTCCGCAACGGCAAAGAGGTGTTCGACCGAGATCTGCTCGACATGCGTATCGTCACCGAAGAAGTGGTTGTCAAAAACCACAACGTTGTGGGCCGCCGTCTGGCGCAGCTCAAGCTGACCGATCACGGTTGCTTTCTTAACCGCGTGATCCGCAGCCAGATCGAGATGCCGATTGACGACAATATTGTGCTCAACAAAGGCGATGTTTTGCAGGTCAGCGGTGACGCGCGTCGTGTAAAAACCATTGCTGACCGCATCGGCTTTATTTCTATTCACAGCCAGGTCACCGACCTGCTCGCCTTCTGCGCGTTTTTTATTGTCGGGCTGATGATCGGCATGATCACCTTCCAGTTCAGTTCCTTCAGCTTCGGCGTGGGTAACGCTGCCGGCCTGTTGTTCGCCGGGATCATGCTCGGCTTCCTGCGTGCCAACCACCCGACTTTCGGCTATATCCCGCAGGGCGCGCTGATGATGGTGAAAGAGTTTGGCCTGATGGTATTTATGGCGGGCGTGGGCTTAAGCGCCGGTAGCGGCATCGGCAACGGTCTTGGCGCAGTGGGCGGTCAGATGCTGATTGCCGGGCTTATTGTCAGCCTGGTGCCGGTGTTAATTTGTTTTCTGTTTGGCGCGTATGTGCTGAAAATGAACCGTGCTTTGCTGTTCGGCGCGATGATGGGCGCACGCACCTGCGCCCCGGCAATGGAGATCATCAGCGACACGGCGCGGAGCAATATCCCGGCGCTGGGCTATGCGGGAACCTACGCCATCGCTAACGTTCTGCTGACGCTTGCGGGGACATTGATCATCATTATCTGGCCGGGTCTCGGATAAGTCTGAAGCTGAGAAATATTTCAGTTATGCGCAGAACTTTTTTGTGGGGCGTCAGTCATAACTAGTGCCACTGCTTTTCTTTGATGTCCCCATTTTGTGGAGCCCATCAACCCCGCCGCTTAGGTTCAAGGTTGATGGGTTTTTTGTTGCCTAGATTTTATTTACTTTACAATCAATGACTTTCAGTCGAGGAAATTTAGTAAAGGCGACAAAGTGGCGACATACAAAAATTACTTATCCTTGCCTTTGAGTTTGTCCGACAGATAGATAACAAGGCAAATCAATGCAAAGCAGCCCAAAAACCCGCCCAACTTAAGAACCCAGCCATCAAGAACAACAAGGCAAGCAAAAGCCGCGATAGATAAAATCCCCGTACCCAAGGCATCGAACATGTTGACCGCATGCACCCATATTTTTTCAGAAACGCTATTTTGCGAGGATTTTGCAGATTTCATCCTTTATCCCTTTACACTGCATGGGGTGGCTGTGAGTGTTCATGAGGTTTGGTTCGGGAGGCTTTTCAACGACACCACCTCCGTTCAGGGAGTGTAGATTATGCCGGCATTCTATTTCTGGATGGCACAGGATTTCGGGTCAGGATCAATACGCAACCCCTTTGGTTTGTGTGTCGCCTCTGTGCCTAAATGCTTTTACGCATCGCCTTTCAGAACATCCATTAACCACGCGATCAGATAGGCCAGGATAAAGAACCCTATAAATCCAGCCAACTTAAACCACCCATCCAAAACAAACAGGCTACCGAAAGCAGCAAAGGAACAAATGCAGGTCGAAACCCCCTCAACCAGACTGGCAGATTGAAGCCCGATGAATTTGCAAAACTTAGCGGGAGAGGATTTTGCAGATTTCATTTTCAATTCCTTTGCACTGAATCGGGTGACTGTGGATATACATCAGATAAGGTTCCAGTTCTTTTTCAGCGAGAAAATAAACCATATCCAGATTCATGGGAGATACTTTGTAATATGTCTCTGGATAACTGGACTGCATCCGCCGCGATGCTCTTGCTGATTCCTCAATCAGCCCCTGAATCATAATAATGTTGAAAGTAAAAGCGGAACCGACACGCACCAGACGCTGTGTGATTTTTTTCATGCGCACACGGTGGATTATCATTTCTGCGATCTTCTGGGTTATAAAAGCCTGAGCACCTACCCGACTACCCAATTTCGCATCAGCATAATGCAACTTGTCATTAATGGCCTGTTTGCCTTTTTCGTCCAACTTCTTATAAAAATCAGTTATTACAGTGGACACAAGTTGTCTGAGCGGTGATTCGTTTGTTGCCATACTTTTGAGCACAAGAAAAAAACGCTCGTTTTCAATTTCATTGCGGGCTCTGGTCTTGCGGTCTATAACGCCCAGTGAATCCCACGTTCTCACTCCTGATAAATAAGCACTCTCAGGAATTGAAGCCAGGCCATCGAGAATGCCCATCGCTATCATTTTTGCATCCATAAAATCCATCTCACGTAATATGCATCGGGAAAGATTAATCAAAAAAAATTGTAGTGACCAGCCTCAGCCTTTGCTGTTTAAGACAATTCTCATTTGAGAGTATATGCCTAAAATATAAACCGACATCGTTTGCATAAGGCAGCATCAAGCAATAAAAAACCCGCCAGCGGCGGGTCAGAATCAATACGCTAATTGCCCCTGAGTCCCTTTCGGATGAGGCGGTGCCGCGCTGATTTTCTGTGGGCGACACACAGAGCGAACATAGGTTTCATGCGTGACGAAAGTATGCCCGCATTCAATATTCTTGCACTGGTTATATCGTTCCTTGGTTTCGCTGGAAACCTGAAAGCTACTGCGGGTATGCGCGGCCTGCCCGCACAATGGACAATTCATCATTATTTTCAGCCCTCACTCTTAACCAGTTCGCAATAATGATACCTTATTGTTCTCATTATGGAACCAATCATTCAATTTCGAACTCATCTATTTTCACTTCGAGATCCAGACTGGTGATAAATCCACTGTCCGGGCTGACGGAGTGCGTCAGCGTAGTGATGGTCCACTCTGCATCATCGATAGGCTGCTTAAAGCCGCTCACCTTTACCGGCATTTCGGTGTAGAGATCCGCCCGCCCCTCTGCGAGCTGCACGGAGAATGACGCCACCCCGCGCTGCAGACGTTCCCACTGCATTTTTGCGGCGCGCTCCGCATTGCTGCGGTTGGCGTAGGTACGGCTTAAAACCAGCACGTTCTCATCCGTACCCACTAAATATTCCCCCTGCTTTGCTTCCGGCTCTTTTGCCGCAGCGGTTCTCTTTCGCCGGCGCTTAACTTTGGTTGTCTCTTTCTTCTTCGGTTCGCGGGTATGCAGCCAACTGGCGATCACGCCGGTATACGCGCCGCGATCCGCCAGGGTAAACCGGTGACCGTCACCAGCCTGCCGCGTTATGGTGATAAATGCCGGTAACACCGTTCACGCCTACGTTGGACAGGGTTTTGTGCCAGCCGGTCTGCTCGTCAATTTTGGCGCGCAGACCGAGCGCGCGGGCGGAGGCGTAAGCCGTCGCGTCTGCATTCAGCACGGTGTCAAAATTGATGAAATCAGGCCAGATCAGCATCCCCTCGCGCTGGCTGAAATTGGCGCGGTAGGCAATGGCTTCCTCCACGGTTTTACAGCCGTAAGCGGAGAGATAGGCAAACCCGCGCAGGCTCTGCGCCACGCTCAGCAGCTCCGTGGCTACCGCCTGCGTGTCATGCCCCGGCACACCGAGAATGCGCGGTTTGACGCCAAGCTGCGACTGCGCCGACAGCAGCGCTTTCATCCCCGTTTTTTTACCGTCAGCCGTTACGCCGCCGATAATATTGGAGGTGGTTTCCGCTTCGCTTTCGCCCTGCGCCACGCGCACAACGACGGTGACGGGCTTAGCCTGGTCGGCAATCGCATCGAGCGAACGGGCCAGCGTGCCGGACTCACCCGCTTTACCGCTGGCGGTGAGCACATCGGTAAGCAGTACCGGCTTATTAAGGGGAAACACGGACGCATCGGCATCATCGCCGGTGCATACCATGCCCACGATGGCAGTGCTCACCGTGGTAATGGGTCGGGTGCCCTCGTTGATTTCAACAACGCGCACCCCGTGGTGGTAATCCTGAGCCATAAGGCAGTCTCTCTGGTTTACTGGGATGCGCCTATGTTCTGGTTGATATACGCGCGGCGCACGCGGCGGGCTTTGTTAGAGAGATAATACAATTAACAAGTATTAGAACTCAGGGCTCCTCAGTAGCAGATAATCGCTGCCTTAACGTGTTCCCTCTATGTAACCAACTGATCAGACTAAGTAAGCCCCTCAGCGTTAAGAAGCCCTACCTATGTTACAGATTCTTCCCGCTGCAAAAGCAGCCATCACACGGAACCTTGTCTACGCCATGTTGATCAGCGTTCTGTTAGTTATAAAAAGTAACGGATGTATTGGAAGGTTGCGTATACGCTTTTAAGCGCAACTAATGTAATGTTAATCTCTTGATTTTCAGAAAAATCCTTAACCTTTTTTTGGTTTAGCATTATAATCGGTGAAATAACCATGAAGCTTATATGTTCATAAAAGGGAAGCTTATTGATGTTTCTTTCTACAATTTTAAAAAAAGAAAATAATAATTTAGATTTAATAAGAATAATATGTGCATCCATTGTTATTTATGGTCATTCATTTGTGATGGTAAATAATTCGTCAGGATATGATATTATTGGCAAACATCTCCCGTTTGACTATTCTGGCTCATTCGCGGTTAAAATTTTCTTTTTTATAAGCGGATTAGTAGTAACAAACTCTTTATTAGTTAATAAAAATCCAATTCACTTTATCAAGTCGAGAATTTTTAGAATAATGCCAGGGCTAATATTTTTTTGTTTAGCCAGCACACTTGTAATATTGCCATTTTTTTATGATGGAAGTCTTAAAGATTATTTCTTAAACAGCAATCTTTATAATTACATACTGCATAACTCCCTTTTGATTACTGAGTATCGCATAAATGGAGTTTTTGGCTATGAGGACAACCATAGATCTGTAATTAATGGTTCAATATGGACTATACCTTACGAAATGCTTGCTTATTTCATTCTTCTTGCTGCGTTCTCAGTAAATCTGCTTAACAAAAAATCTCTCGCTTTAGTTACTTTTTTCTTCATTACGTTAATATGTATGTTCCAGCCTGGGGGGTTCCTTGTTTTCCATGAAGGGCCGATGGAAAGAAGCATGCTTTCTTATTGTTTTGCTTGCGGTGTATTATTTTGCATTTTCAAAGAAAAAATTAAAATTAAAATTAGTTATTCTATTATCTTGATTGTTATTTATTTTCTTTTTTCCAAAACACCTATCTCACCATTTGTTTTTTATGCAACATGTTTTTATGTACTATTGTCTATATCTTCCATGCGGTTTTTTTTAAAGTTAAAACCAAGATACGACATATCATATGGAATTTATCTTTGGGGTTGGCCTGTTCAGCAAATGGTGTCAAAAACTGCTCCATCTCTTGGCGTATACTCTAATACTTTCCTCTCGCTAATTATCGCAATGGTTATAGCTTCCTTATCGTGGATATTAATTGAAAGAAAATTCATAAACATAGGGCGTTCTTTAGTCTAGAGTTTTTACTGCGCAATGAAAAGTATGGAGTGACACTTACATCCTCCATACTTTCTTATTAGAACTCTGTTATTCTAATTTAATGCTTTTATTAAGTGACGTATTGAAGTCTCATTGTATAAACATAAAGATCAATAGTAGGTTACGTTAAATTACATCTACTAATCAACCTCCCATACAGGATAACCGTCTGAACCTGGACGCATTGTCTGGCCGGGTTTGCCAGCCAGAAATTCTGCATGAGTTGATTCTGTTACTTCTACCAGATCATTAGATAAATTCGCACCGCTGAACAGGGGGATTGTAAAATCCATAATGAAACCATTAATTTTTGCACTGTAGAAGATTTTCATATCAAAATCCCATAACGAAATAACGAGCAACGACTGCTGTGTTTGTTAATGGTGCGCCTGTTTTTGTATTACGTACCGAGAATCCCGCAACTGTGACAGGCCCAGCGCCGGAGGAGTAGGGAGAATAGATGATTGGATTCGTATCTGTAGCATAGCTACTATTGGCCTGAGTTGCGTTTGAATACATAATAGCGTGAGGGAGCGTGGTCGGAAGAGCGATATTAAGATTACCCTCGCTTGTAGTTGTGGCGTTTGTATTGCCGCAGGCAATAATGAAAGGACCAACGTTAAAAATTATATACCCAGTGCCCGTAATAAACGAAATTCCGATATTTTTCAGAAAAGATGTAACGTTTTCTATATCTTTGCCATTTTCATTTTTTTGCATCGCGCCAGTGGCTTTCGTTACAGTATCAATCAACCCCAAGTACTGAATAATACCATCAATATTCTTGCCGCTAAGATCAGTCAAGGTATTATCAAGAGGTTGCTTCCTTGCCAAAGCCTTAATAACAGTCGCGGAATAATTAGGATCATTTCCCAGCGCTGCTGCCAGTTCATTTAGGGTATCCAATGCTTCCGGTGAATGTTCCACCAGAGCAGCGATAGACTTCTTTACAAACTCAGTATTGGCAATTGTTTGGCTACTGTCGCTAAGGATTGCCGTTGGAGTCGTTGGATTGCCTGTCAAAATTGGGCTATCCATCAGACTGCCAGCATAAACCCTAAGCTCCAGCACCTTGTCATCCACATACTGACGGGTTGCCAGCACCACGGAGGGGTCAATTTTCAGGGTGACGTTATCGGTACTGCTGGTAATCAGGATCATCCGCACGGTCTGCGTGCGCCCGCTGCCCTCAGCCAGTTGCGGCTTATAACTCTCCGGGCAATTGCCCACGGCGATCAGCGCGCCGGTATCATCGAATAGCCCGACCTCGCGAATCCACCAACCGCCTTCAGTTTCAGGAATCACCTGCTCTGCAATAATCTGGCTGCTGTTCTGCGGATCGATATACAGCATGTTCAGCGCTGCCCGGCGCTTTTCGCCAATCAACGTGGTTTGTTGCGCACTGGGCGTTGGCAGCACGCCGCCACCGTCCCCCACTGCCATCTGGGTAATTTTTAGCGGCACGCCGAGCGCGGCGGCGCTTGCCAGTTTTGCCGCGCCGATCTCCGTCAGCAGGGTATAGAATTTTTGGCTCATGGATGCACTCTCATTGTGTCAGTAACATGGACCGCGCCACCCTCGTAAGCAGTGCCGCCGGAAATAATGGTTTCGTTGATATACGGATAGATGGTAATTTCTTCGCCGCTGTAGCTGGCTGCGCCCGTAAAATACGGCCCGCTGGTCTGCAGGTTGATGGACATGCCGACAAGGTGACGGCTGCACGGTTTGGCGTCGCCGATCAGGCGTTCCAGCTCGAGATAGGTTTCTTCCGTTATGCCCTGGTCCTGCACGCCAATGTCCAGGCGAAACGTCCCCGGCGTCTCGCCGGTCTGCCACCACTCAATGATGCGGATCAGAAAGCCGAACGGCTCCACTACACGCCGTACGGCGCTGGTTGTCCCTTTGTGCTGATGGATATAGAAAGCATCCTGCACCACCCGGCGCTTGACGCTCTCCGTCCAGCTTTCGTCCCAGCGGTCAACGGAAAAGGCCCATGCCAGATATGGCAGAAAGCTGACCGGACACGTTGCCGGGTTCCACAAATCACGCAGCGGCACCTGCAAATCGGTAATTGCGCTGCAGCTCTGTGCCAGTCGGCGTTCAAGCGGCGATGAACCGGGTGGCAGCAGGCTACTCATCCGTTCCCCCGTTGGTAACGCGCCATTCCGTGCAGGATGCCGCCTGCGTCTTGTCCAGCACCACGTCATTCAGCGGTGACGCCAGCTCCACACGCTGCACACCTTCAACATGCAGCGCGGCATAAATGGCGCTGCGGCGGATATCACGTCCCAGCCGCGTCTGGCTGGCGATATACTTCTGCAGGCTGGATTTTGCCGCCGCCATCACTGGCTCAGCTTCCGGTCCCGGATAAAGAAAGATCGTCGCATCCACGCTGTAGGGGATAATTTCGGCACTGCGTACCGTCAGGCGGTCTGCAACCGGGCGCACGTTCTCGCTATTAAGCGCGTCCTCAACCACCGCCAGCAGGTCTTTTTCCGCCGCGCCATCGCCCTCTCTGCTCAGCACGGTTAGCACCACCTCAGCCGGCGCCGGGCTGGTTGCACTGGCATCCGCCACGCGCCCGTCCGCGCTTTTGGCGTGAAACTCATAGGCCGCCGTCGGGCCAGCCACGGACAGCCCCTCAAACGCAGCAGGAACACGCAGGCGTAACGCCTCGTCGCTTTCCATCACGACAGCAACCGGCGGCACGGCGTTGTTGTCAGCAGGCGTTACCGTCAGGCGTTTGACGTTGTAGTTACTAGCCAGTTGCTCGAGATCGCCACCAATGGCATACGCCACCATGACAGCTTGCGCGGCCTCGTTGATACGCTGGCGCAGCAGGATTTCGCGGTAGGTGCTTTCCTGCAGCAGCTTGGTGACAGGTTCCGATTCAAGCGCCAGTGTGCGCCGAACGGCGGCCTGTTCTTCTGCAGGATAAAGCGCAATGAATGCCGCCTTACGCTCAGCCAGCAACGTCTCAAAATCCGGTACATCCACAATCTGCGGCGCGGGAAGTTGGGAAAGGTCAATGACCGGCATTGGCTGCTCCTGTGGATACGGAAAAGGAAACAGGCGCGCCGCTATTACGTTTACCGGTAAGCTCTACCAGCATGGCGCCGTCAAAGCTGCTGTTGATAGTGATGGAATCCAGCGTAAGCCGTGGCTCCCAGCGGGTCAGCGCCATATAGACTGCAGACATGATCTGCAGGCGCAGTGCCGGGTTCTGCGGCTGGTCAATCAGTGCGGAGAGCAAAGAACCGTACTCCCGACGGGCAAGCCGGCTGCCCTGCGGCGTCAGCAGAATATCGCGCACCGACTGGCGCAGATGCTCCGTGTCAGTCATCGTCTGCCCGTCATTCCGGCTCATGCCGATATAGAGCGTCATACCGGGCCTCCCGATATATCACCGCCCGCTTTCACTTTAATGTGGGCGTGATTGTCAACGACGATCCCGTTGGAACTCATGGTGCCGCCGCCTTGGGTGACGCCGCCATTGATCACCACCGCGCTGTTAATGCGCGTGGTATTGGCCTCCACCACGAACTCGCCAGTTTTCAGGGTGATATTGTCTGCCGCCTCAATCACCATGGATTTAATGCCTTTGACGAACCAGCGCCCGGTGGCGGGTTCATATTCAAACCAGCCGCCGTCCGGGTACTCCGTCACGCAGCCATCCACGGAATCCGACGGCGGCGCAAATTGATTGGAATAAATCGCGGGCAATGCAAAAGCGGTTTCCAGATTGCCGCCCATGCTCAGTACCACCACCTGCTCATCCGGCGACGGACACCACCATGTGCGTGCACCACCGGCGCGCAGGGTTAGCCAGTTAATCCAGTTGGTTTCAAGCTCGCCCACTTTCACCCGGCACAGCCAGTTTTCCCGATCCACTTCGGTCACTGTGCCGGTGCGGATCAGATTGGTGATAAGGCGCATGATTTCTGTGAGTTGTGCGTTCATGTTTTTAATTTGCCAGCCAAAGCAAACTCTGGCATGTTTTGAACATTGTTTAGTAAATCGTACAATGTGAAAAAAGAGAGACTAGGTGAAATTTAAATTTGGCTTGAATTTACCTTGGGGAATATACGCATCCATTTTGGTTCTTCTTATAATTGCCACTTATATTTGGAATAAGGTAGATTCTACAGATACAAAAGATTTAATAAATTACCTATGTGCCATACTTACGCTTTCAATAGTTCAGGGAGCATTGCTTATAAGAATGGGCAAGTTTGAAATTTATAAAAATATTCTCAACGCCCTATGGAATATAGAAACAGCCGCGACGTTTCTTTATGGTATGTATGTACTTTTAGAGTACTCCAGCACTGCATCTCAAATTAATTTACCATTTGCAACATGGTCAGCTGATAATAGTGGAATTTTCACATTAATCATTGTGTTCTTTAGCGTGATTTGTATAGCAAGAGCAGGATACTCCGTAGCTGAAATATTCAAAGCAGCAATAATGAAAACCCGACCAATTGAGGCTTCAACATTAAAAAACCTAATAACAGAACCCAAAAAAATCAAAACCCACTCTAGTAAAAAAAGAAAGAAACAAAACTACTCCAAGAAACAGCGCATTAAGGTCTCATAGGTCACTGTTTCCATCTCATCATTCACACCCAGCAGGCGTCGCTGTGAGTAGCGGATTTCGGGTCCCTTACGGCTAACGCGATCGCGCAGACCGTAATGATGCACCCGCGCAATGCGCTGCACCTGTCCTGCAAACTGCACGCTGGCTGAATCCGCGCTGGCTGCAGTTTTCAGGTATTTAGCTGTGCGGAGTTTGGTGAACATCTGGCGCTTAATGCGCCCTTTTTTGGTTCTGGCAGTTACCCGGCGCGGTTCATAAGCGGTTCCGTCCGGGTTGCGCTGCAGCCGGATATTGTTTTGCTGGTTGCGGCGTAATTCCTGCGCCAGCTCGTGCATCATGCGTTTACGCGCTGCCGGTTCCAGATTCGCCAGCAGAGCTGCCAGCCAGTCATCCACTTTATGCAGATTATCCACGCCTCACCGTCCACATTTCTTCGGGTTCCTCTGGTTCCTGCTCCGCATTAACCGTTGAGATCGCGCCGTCGGCACTGACCAGCACGCGCTCGGTAAGCTGCAGGTTGTAGCTGGCAGCCATCTGTTCCAGCCATTCGCGCTGGATTTCGCGCCCGTCAGTGGTGGCACCTTCCACCCCGATACGGAAACGCTTTGCTTTCACTGTCATGAGCCGTGCTCCGTTAAAAAACTTACTGGAGCCTTATGGTTGCGGCGATGGTGGAGTGAAACAACGCGCGGCGCTTGTACCCTCCGCTATACAAAACGAAGCCGGGGAAAGCCGTGATTCAAGGCCGTAACCTTGTGCCATGAACACCACACTGACACCCGCAGACCTCGATCCCCGCCGGCAGGCCATGCTGCTCTATTTTCAGGGATACCGCGTCGCCCGCATTGCTGAAATGCTGGGTGAGAAAGTTGCAACCGTTCATAGCTGGAAGAAACGCGACAAGTGGGGCAGCTATGGGCCGCTGGATCAGATGCAGCTCACCACCGCCGCGCGTTACTGCCAGCTCATAATGAAGGAGCAGAAGGAAGGGAAAGACTTCAAAGAGATTGACCTGCTGGCGCGCCAGTCCGAACGTCACGCCCGGATCGGCAAATTCAATGATGGCGGGAACGAGGCGGATTTAAACCCGAACGTTGCCAACCGTAACAAAGGCCCGCGCCGGCAGCCGGAAAAGAATGTCTTTACCGACGAGCAGATCGAGAAGTTGCAGGACGTTTTTCACAGCTCCATGTTCGACTACCAGCGCCACTGGTTCGACGCGGGCAACCGCCACCGAATCCGTAATTTACTTAAATCTCGCCAGATCGGGGCAACCTTCTTTTTTGCCCGCGAGGCGCTGATCGATGCCATCACCACCGGGCGCAACCAGATTTTCCTCTCAGCCAGTAAAGCGCAGGCGCACGTCTTTAAGCAGTACATCATCGACTTTGCCAAAGAGGTTGAGGTGGAGCTGAAAGGCGACCCGATGACGCTCAGCAATGGCGCGTGTCTGTACTTCCTCGGCACCAATGCCCGCACGGCGCAGAGTTACCACGGCAATCTGTACCTTGATGAATATTTCTGGATACCGAAATTCCAGGAGTTGCGCAAAGTCGCCTCCGGCATGGCCATTCATAAGAAATGGCGACAAACCTACTTTTCCACGCCGTCCAGCCTGACTCACAGCGCTTATCCGTTCTGGTCTGGCGCGCTGTTCAACCGGGGCCGAGCCAAAGCAGACAAGGTGGATATTGACCTGACCCACAGCAATCTGGCGCCCGGCCTGCTTTGTCCGGATGGACAGTATCGCCAGATCGTCACCGTAGAGGACGCGGTGCGCGGCGGCTGTAACCTGTTCGACCTCGACCAGTTGCGCATGGAATACAGCCCGGACGAATACCAGAACCTGCTGATGTGTGAATTTATTGACGATCTGGCGTCCGTGTTCCCGCTCAGCGAGCTGCAGGCGTGCATGGTGGATAGCTGGGAAGTCTGGTCCGATTTTCAGGCACTGGCGCTGCGCCCGTTTGGCTGGCGCGAAGTCTGGATCGGTTATGACCCGGCGAAAGGTACGCAAAATGGCGACAGTGCCGGATGCGTGGTAATGGCTCCGCCAGCGGTTCCGGGCGGTAAATTCCGCATTCTGGAGCGCCACCAGTGGCGCGGCATGGACTTCCGCGCGCAGGCAGACGCCATCAAAAAACTGACGCAGCAGTACAACGTGACCTATATCGGCATCGACTCCACCGGCGTCGGCCACGGTGTTTACGAGAACGTAAAAGCGTTCTTTCCCGCCGTGCGCGAGTTTGTTTACAACCCTAATGTCAAAAACGCCCTGGTGCTCAAGGCCTACGACATTATCAGCCATCGCCGCCTGGAGTTTGACGCCGGGCACACCGACATTGCGCAATCGTTTATGGCTATCCGCCGCGCCACCACTGCCAGCGGCAACCGCCCAACTTACGAAGCGAGCCGCAGCGAAGAAGCCAGCCACGCCGATCTGGCCTGGGCAACGATGCACGCGCTGTTTAACGAACCGCTGCAGGGCGAATCCGCCAATACCAGCAATATTGTGGAGATTTTTTGATGAGTGAACACGCCGCCCTCACCAGCACTGCGCCAACAGATACGGTTGAGCAGCCGGGCAATGCCCTTTCTGCTGAAGCGTTCAGCTTTGGCGACCCCATTCCGGTGCTGGACCGCCGAGAACTGCTGGATTACGTGGAGTGTGTGCAGATGGATCGCTGGTATGAGCCGCCGGTGAGCTTCGATGGGTTAGCGCGAACCTACCGCGCCGCCGTGCATCACAGCTCGCCGATTGCCGTAAAGCGCAACATTCTGACCAGCACGTTTATCCCGCATCCGCTGCTTAGCCAGCAGGCGTTCAGCCGTTTTGTGCAGGACTATCTGGTGTTTGGTAACGCCTATCTGGAGAAGCGCACCAACCGGCTTGGCGGTATCCTTTCGCTGGAGCCATCGCTGGCGAAATACACCCGCCGCGGGATCGATCTCGATACCTACTGGTTTGTGCAGTACGGCATGACCACGCAGCCTTATGAATTCACCAAAGGCAGCATCTTTCACCTGATGGAGCCGGATTTAAACCAGGAAATTTACGGCCTGCCGGAATACCTGTCCGCCATTCCTTCTGCGCTGCTTAACGAGTCCGCCACGCTGTTCCGTCGCAAGTATTACATCAACGGCAGCCATGCGGGTTTCATCATGTATATGACCGACGCGGCGCAGAATCAGGAAGATGTGAACAATATCCGCCAGGCGATGAAAAGCGCCAAAGGACCAGGCAACTTCCGCAACCTGTTTATGTACTCGCCCAACGGCAAAAAGGACGGCATTCAGATCATCCCGCTGTCAGAGGTAGCGGCAAAAGATGAGTTTCTGAATATCAAGAATGTGAGCCGCGATGACATGATGGCAGCGCACCGCGTACCGCCGCAAATGATGGGGATAATGCCGAATAACGTTGGGGGGTTTGGGGATGTTGAGAAGGCGGCGAATATGTTTGTGAGGAACGAATTACTACCGTTACAAAATAGGTTTGCAGAATTAAATAATTGGCTTAAAGAACCAGTAATCTGCTTTCATGATTATCACTTAAGATAACTGTAGTTAAGCTCAGGGCATTGAAGACAATGCCCAATGTTAGAATCACTAAATACCCAAAATATCTACATTATATTAAAAGTAATTGACATACTCATTATCATCTCCTATCACAACCCCTATCCTGTGCATCCCTTTTTTTACTAATAGCTCGTAACCTAATGTATTTGGACCTATTGCAATTAAGTTCTTCTCTACTCTATCAGTATTAAGGTGATAGCCTAACACCTCACATACAAGCGTCATATGATCACCTGTTTTAATTCTATTAACAACCTTTAACTCAATATTAGCAATGGCTTCTTTTACACCAGGTGTGTTTATATTTGGCAGCTTAACTTTTGTAAAACCGCACTTAAGAAATTTATCAACATCACGCCCACTGTAAAAGCCACACTGCATGGTTTCCTCTGCAATTGAGCGCCCCGGCACAGCTAAAACTAGCTCACTACAAGCCTCGGCCAAATCATAAGAATAGTTCCTATCTTCAATTGACAAAGAAATCATTGGGGGATTATAGGAACAAGTGGTTGTAAAGCATAATGTAATAATGTTAAACCTATCTGTTTCGGGGATAGAGATTACACCCAACATGATTTTACTAGGTTGATAATATTCTCTAAATTTCTTTCGGCTAAGCACTTTCATTTTACTAATCTACTAAGAACTCTTTCATAAATAATTGTTGCAATAATTGAGCAAATTACGTTTATAAGCAATGTTAACCATAATGAAGGGCTGCTATTGGAAGTGAAGAAGCCTGTCAGACTGCTTGTCCAGCCAAATTTATCAACCCATAAAGCCGAAGCCGTACCAAGCCCCAACGCTGCTAACCAAGATCCTATTTTTATTTTATCATTCTGTTTATCAAGAGCTTGCTTTATATTTTCTATATCAGAAAGCAACGACATATATGCCCTTGACAAAGCTATATCAGTTCGAACAGATTTTTTCTGGATTGCATCAATCGCAATAGAACTTTTAATCTCTTTGATTAGCTCAGCGAGTTCCGCATTTTCAAATGTTAATGCTAAACTTGAATCAACACTTGGCTTCACTCTTGTATGACGCACTCCGCTTCTACCTAAATGAGTTGTAGCAGGAACATCCGTCAATTTTATAAACTCTACCCTAGCAAGTGGTGAATTCTCCTCCATCGTTAGAGTGCGGTTAGAGTTATTAATTAACGTAATTGATATTTTACCTGTAAAACCCGGATCTACGTATGTATTTTCCGCAGAAAACCCAGCCATAAATATTTGGCCTACAGTATTAACTCTCGCATAAACGTTTTTCGGCAATGAGAAAGTTTCTTTTGAATAAACCAAAATAGTATCACCAGGCTCGGCAGAAACAGAACAATCCTCTTTCCTGACTTCATTTCTCTGAATGTTACCTTTTTCGTCATACTTAATTATTTCATAGCCAGCGTCTAGAGAAAGTTCATATGTTGAATATTTTGCTTTTTCTGCAATTGCATTTTCCGAGAACAACTGAGGCAATGCTTTTTTAATAAATGTGTCAGTTAGCATTCCATTCGGATAATCTTCATCACGTAATTTCGACATTCATTCCCTTCCTTTAATGAACTTTAAGTAAAATTAACGCACAAAAAAATACAGCATTTATACGCCTTACTATATAAGTCGAATCATTTATTTACAAGACTGATAAAGTGCATATGATATATTTAAAGCAAGCTTAGCGCGCGCTCGTATCCCCGCCACGCCTGCCCGCTTTATAGAGCGGTTTTCATGCACCTGCATGACATAAGCAAAAGCCCGCCAGAACTGGTGGGCTTCAACAAAAACGATCCCCAAGCGATCATGCGGATTCATGCACTATAGTCATGCACTCGCAATCATCACTTTGAGTTGAATTTAATTCTTTCGTCCAAGAACGCTGTGAGGTCAGTTCTCTTGATGGGTTTACGGCCAGGGTAGGCCGCGATTTTTTCCATCACAAAATCTCTATTGGACTCAGTGGTCGAACTCTTATGGCTCTTGAGATAGTGGTCAACAAAATAACCAATTTCCCATTCTTCCGTTGTAGAAACATAGATACGATCAAGGTGCCCTCGATAGTGTTTATTATCTTCATGTTTCCAGTCACTTTTTTTTAGATCCATTCCGAAAAATCCTTCTTTTGGTTGGTAAAAAGAGCAACCAGCTATGCCCTTAAAAGTTAATAGCCCAGTTACCGCTTCGTCTAAGGTACAACCACAAATTTCATGAAAACGTGATGGTCACGCTGAAATTTTAAATATCGATTGGGTATTAAAAAAATATCTATATTTCACACTTCCATTGATTTGCTGTATTCATGGCTGCGGATCTTCGCCATCAGCTCGTCGGTCAGCTCTGAAACCCACTGTATCGCCAGTCCCTTTTCTTCGTTGCTGCATTCACTCATCGCGACAAGCTTGATAAAAAAATCAATACGCTGGAGCTTCACCGACTCCAAAAAATAATCCTGCATGTTACTCTCCTATAACTTAAATTTTGATACAGATAACTGTATATAAATACACTGTTTATAAAAACAGTATAACAGCAATTTCCGAAAGTAAATCATTTTCTAACTTCAACTAACTCAACGAGTTAACATCATTAACCGCATGAATTATTGAAGCCGAAACATCAATACCACTGTCGCCATTTGTCATCTTCCTGCAGCCTGCCGTTCCGATAAAAAACACGCATCCCGGCCCCGGAGGGAATGCTGCCGCCGCGCAGAAGCAAATCAATCTCCGGTTCACTGCCAGCAAATCCTCTGGACCTCAGTTCCGCCTCAAGCTGCAGCCGTTGGTGCTCGGTAATGTCCTGCTTGTACCCCTTCCGGCGTCTCGGTTTAACCAACCGCAGCCGCGCGTTTAGCTCACGCAGCTCCTTTTTGCTCATATTGTGGAAATCAGGCAGTGGATCGACCTCGCCTGTTTCCTCTGGAACGCTCTCGAAATAGTTCATTTTTTCAACAGGGGGACAGTTATTGCCACGAGTCCAAGCGCCCTGGTCGGCTGTCGCCTCCTGAACGTCAACGACCTTACGCACCATTTTCCATTTCATGGCGTGCGTGCAGATCCTGCCCTCCACAATCGGGGACCAGATGCCATAAACACGGATGCCGTGATTGCCGTAAGCACCCGGTTCATCATTCAGTTCGTAGGCTGTTCGGATAAGGTGATGTTTGCGGGGAACCAACACACCGCCCTGCTTCATGATGTAAGTGGCAAAACAGCCGGCATCAGCGGCAGCCAGCACCGCATCCAGACGCGGGTTATCCAGCACCGGCGCGCCCGCTTTGCTGTCGCTCTGCACTCTCGCCACCTGCCCCGCCAGCAAACGCAGCTCGCGGTATGCCTGCCGCCCTGGAATGCCAAAGAAACGGAATTGCTGAACGCGATGCAGTGACGCCCAGGCACTGACATGCTCGGCGCTGTCGCGCAGTGATTTGCCGGTTTCCTTACTGATTTCTTTAGCCAGCCCGCGCCCGTCGATGTTCTTACTGATGTATTTGGCGATATAGCTGGTCGGCGTGCCTTTGCGCGGGTTGATAAGCTCCGACTTAAAGCGCGGCCCGGTGTTGTTCCCCAGTTCCTCGCGGTCTTCACGGATGGCAAATTTGCGCAGCAGCGCGGTGATGGAGCGGCGATCTTTTTTGCGCATGAAGCACAACAAATGCCAGTGAACGGTGCCGTCATGGTGCGGCTCTGCAACACGGATGCCATACCAGCGCAGCGCGGTTTTATGCATTGCCTTGCGAAAAGCGGCGAATGTCGCCACCAGATAATCGCTGCTCTGGCGAACCGTGGCAGTGCTCCATTTAGGGTTTGGCCTGCCGTTATTGAGGGTTGCGTGGAAGCGTGACGGGCAAGTGATGGTGTAGAACACCGCGCAGTCCCCGCGCGTTTCCGCGATCAGCTCCATCCCTTTAACGCAGGCCATCATTTCATTACGCCGGTGCGTCGGGTTGCTGCTGCTCGCATTCACCACGTCTTCCATATCCAGCGCGTCGCCGTCGGCATTGACCAGTTCATGCGAGCGGAAAAACTCCAGCGCTCTGCGGCGTTGTTCGCGTTTGTGGATCACAGCCTCGAGGCTGACATACGGAGAGGCTTTCCTGTTGACCAGGCAAACGGCGCGTAGCTGTTCCTCCCGCCACTCACAGCGCATCTGCCACAACTTGCGATACCACCAGTCCGCGCAGAGCATCCGCGCCAGCGAACCGGGGATCAGATCATAAGGTACTGGCTTACGGCGTCGTTTCTTGCGGCGTAGCTGCTCAAATGCAGGTGGTATCACCTCCAGTCTCATGGCCTCTGCGGCAACCCTTTCCCACGACTTGCGGATCTGTTCTGGCTTAACGTTGTCGGTAACAAACAGCTCGCCGCAGGCCGCATCGAGACACATGCTCATGTATGCAGCAACCAGCGTGGACAGGCGTTTGACCTGTTCCTGATTCATTTCAGGCAGTGCCAGTAGCCCGTCCAGCCCTTGCTGGCTCGCCATAAATCGGAAAGAAGCAGATACCTGACTGCAACGCACGCGCTCCAGTCGCTCGAGGCACGGACGGATTGTTTCGCGCAGGTAGCGGGACCAGGCTTTCGCTCTGCCCAGGCTATGGAAGTAATTAATGCGCTCCAGCAGTGGCTTGCTGATATGCGTCGGCATGGCGCGAACGTCAGCTAAAATCGCCAAATCAGGTTTATAGCGCTGCTGTTCATGCGCCATTGTGGTGCGGCTTATTAACTGATCCTGCTCGATTTCACGCTGAACCGGATCACGGCTTTCATTGAAGAAATAGCGTTGCCAGACCTCATCACTCAGCGCCTCGCGGCGCAGCCGTTCCTGCTCGTTCTCCGCAGCGTAAAGAGCGATCAGGTTTGAAAGCGCAGAATCCGGCGTAACTTCCGCCGGGTCCAGATAAGGGTTAACTGCTTTTTTAGGGGCATTCCATGAATAGGCTGTGGCGGCTTTGCCTGCGCCGCCAGGGTTATTCATCATTGGAGCTAAAGGCTTCACAGGGAACGTCCGTTACGGTATCCACCGCGCTTGCCATTGCAGGGTTGACGTGCAAACGCGCCTGTAATGACACGGCAGTGAGTGCCATCAGGCGCGTAACGGCGTTAACGCTGCTGATCACATCGCGGCGCCCTGCCGTGGTTTTCACCTCACCGGATACCGCGCCGGCGGCAACACGCCCGATTTCAGCGGTCGCGCTCAGGACGTAATGCGGCAATTTCTCTTTTGCCACCTCATTCACCGGAACACACGGCAGGCAATGGATCTGCGCCAGAAAACCATCTACCAGCGTTGAGTCCTCAGTGAGATCGGTCAGCAACCAGATATCTGCAGCCGTGAGCTGGTGCGGCTGTGAGGGGTTCAGCTTGTTACGCAACATCTGGACGTTCATACCGGCACGCGCCGCCAGCTTCGCCATGTTGTGGCTTAGAGCGAAAGCACGGCAGGCATCATTGAAAAGTTCTTGTTGGGAAACTTTAAAATCAAACATAGTTTTCATATGCAAACCCATCGCAAATCGAACTAGTGAAACCATGAAAATTCGCATCCGATTTTCAAGCGGACAATGCATCAACAGTCAAAGCGGCAATGTTAATCATTACCTTTTCACGCTTTTTATCTTTGCGTAAGCGATGGCGAGGCAGGCGACCATCCGCCAGCATATCGTTAATCGTATCGACAGAGAGGCCAGTCAGTTCGCTATAGCGTTCAATAGTGACGTGTGGAGTATTCAGAGTGATTGAAATGTTAGGGGCCATAGTGCAACATTCCTTATTCAGTTCGGCTTGTGGCGAGCCGGTGTCGTTCGTGATTAGTAGTGAAGGCTCCAAAAGAACACTTCGGGTTCAACTTTAAGATCGCTTTTGGAATCTGTCAATGCATTTTGGTTTGATTTAGAGGACTTATGGATTTCAATAGCGGCGGCAAGAAAGTCATTGAGCGCTTAGTCGAGGCATATGGGTTTACTACCCGCCAGGCTCTCTGCGACCACTTAGGTGTCTCAAAAAGCACCATGGCAACGCGCTACATGCGTGACATCTTTCCTGCTGATTGGGTTTTGCAATGTGCTATCGAGACTGGACATTCAATCGAATGGCTCTCTTTTGGGTCAGGAACAAAGAAAGACACCCAACAAATTGAAACGAGTAATTTACCTAAAAAGGTTTTGGAGAAAGGAAAACTCAGAGACGAAGGATCATACGTTTTTGATAATCACTTCCTTCCCGTAGGCCTTAAAAAAGCTGTGGTTATCACGAATGATAATTCAGATTTTATTTGCGACATGGATTTTGATGATGTTCGTGACGGTAAATGGTTAGTCGACATCGATGGAGAGATTTCATTTAGAATGATTACCCGTCTGCCTAGAGGCAAAGTTTTTATAGCATCTGAAAACCATTCTTTCGAATGCGCATTAAACGAAATTATAGTTATTGCCAAAGTAATAATCAGTTGTATTCGTCAATATTAAAATCCTCTTGGAGATAATGGATGAAACCTGGTGATTTCAACTGGAATTGGGATGAGCAAACCACATTCAGATTGGACGATGAAGAAGAAACGCTCCCTATAGATCAACTAGCCAGAAGAAAATATGCGGAATATTTGTATTTCTATCTTGAAAAGAGAGGCAAATCAAAAAACACAGTTATTAATCTAAATGCCGAGTGGGGAGCAGGTAAAAGTTTTTTTATCAAAAGATTTTATAACTCAATAAAAGACATACATCCATGTGTTTATATTGATGCATGGAAACAAGATTTTTCAGATGATGCATTCCTAACTCTTTTTTCTTCTTTATCCCAGCAACTACAGGAATATGCAGGAAAATTGGATGCCAGATTAATACAAAGTGGCCAAGCTATTGGTCGATTCACAAAAGGAGTTATACCTGAAATACTTTCAGGTCTAATAAAAACATATGCGGGAGTTGAGAGTGTCGGTGATATAGCAAAGGAGGCATCCTTACTGATGCTAAAAGAACATCAGGAAAAATTAAAAAGCATTAAGGTTCTCAAAACGGAGCTAGCTTTATGGTCTCGACTGGCATTTGAAAGAGGTTTTTCAAGCCCAATATTTATTCTCATTGATGAATTGGACAGATGCAGACCAAATTATGCAGTCTCTTTATTAGAAATCGTCAAGCATATATTTGACATTGAAAATTTTGTTTTTATTATTGCCACCGACACTGATCAATTACAACATTCGATAAAAAATATTTATGGCAATGATTTTTCAGCACACGATTATCTAAGCCGTTTTTTCCATCGAAGATTCACTCTAAAAGCACCAGAACTTAGCTCTTTGATTGATGGTGTTATTAAAGAAAACCTAGATGGTGACTTCGAAAAGATAAAGTCGAAAATATATCCTTTGACTACAACAGCAGATGATTTTGCTGCAAATATTTCCAGTGTGTTTGAAGCTTTCGATCTTAACCTTAGAGACTCGATACGTAACACAGAAAGGCTATTAGATATAGTGCAATCTGATTTATTAAAGAAAAAAATAAATTACGTTCTTATTTTAGCCTTGATGATTATATATGAAAAAGATCGTCAAATAATTGAGAGTCAAATCGGGCGGCGTATTGTAACACAAAAATTCTCTGATTTGATGATGCAGAGTAGCAAGTTGAAGGGTGCAGCCCAAGCGACTTTAAATCTAAAGCTTGAAACAAACCAGAAAACTATTGGCATTGACTATGCGTATAACTCTCCTTTAAGCACAGTGAAAATAACAGCTTTACCGTCTGAGATTAAAGTGGGACTCCTCCAGTTTTTGGATGCCACCTTATCTTTCATCAACAATATGGAATCATTAAAAGAACGAGTCGTAAAAGATAGAGAAAATCCTCAAATGAGAATACGCTCATTCCCACCATCTGGGGAAACAATAATAACTTATCTCCAAGGAGTTATTATAGAAAAGCAGCCCAATACTCGGTTTAACTCTCTCCATGATTATATTGAATTGATTGAATTAGCGACCTCATTTGAATAAAAGTGAGTAATATAAAGAAATCATACATTGACCACTGTTCAAATACACAGTTAAATTTAGCCCTCAAACATGAGGGCTTTTTTATGGCAGTACGGAAACTCGACACGGGAAAATGGATTTGTGAATGTTACCCCACAGGGCGCAGCGGGCGTCGTGTGCGTAAACAGTTCGCCACCAAAGGCGAGGCATTAGCCTTTGAGCGTCATAAGATGGAAGAGGCAGAAGCGAAACCCTGGCTTGGTGAATCGTTAGATCGCCGGACACTTAAAGAGGTCGTAGAACTCTGGTTCAAACTGCACGGTAAATCCCTGACGGCTGACGAGCACGTTTATGACAAGCCGCGGGGTTGATGTCTATGGCTTTAAGACAAGACAAGCTTTGTGTGACCCTTTGGGAATCTCTAAAGCATTCTTGCAACCCGATACAGCATGACGCTTTTCCCGCCGAGTGGGTGATACGGTGCGCACTGGAAGCAGGCGTATAGCTCCATTGGCGAACAACAGGTCAAAGGGATACACATCGGTCACATAACGCACATACTTGAGAACTTAACAAGCTAGTTTTAACAGGCGGAACACTACGCAAAGGCGGTTCATATATTTTTGACACATGTTTTTTGACAAAAAATATAAAGAATTCGATAGTTGTGATCGAGGGCACTTCAGAATTTATTTGCGATATGGATTATGGTGACGTACGTGACGGTAAGTGGATCGTAAGTATAGAGGTAAGGTTGTGCTGAGAAGTTTAACTCGTCTTCCTGGCAGTCAACTTCTTATAGATGGCGGTAATAGTTCATTCGAATGTGCAATCACGGATATTGATATACTTGAAAAAGTACTCGTTAGCCGTATTAGATAAAAGGATTTTTTATGGCATTTCAGGCTGAATCTACAGATGAACCACATGAAAATGAAGATATTAGAGCTATAAAAAGGCTTTATGAACTGACTATTCGCATTAGAGATTTCGAGATAACACAATTATCACAGCGTAATAATTTCTTTATGATTTTCCAAGGAGTGTTATTTACTGGCTTAGCAACTCTCTATCAAAATGAAAGAAGCATATTATTTATAGCCTTTGTTGGTATCATTGCATCTTTTTTTCAAATCGGTATTTCTTCCGGTGCGAAATACTGGCAAGAGTACTGGGAAGAAGCTGTTAAAGAGACCGAAGAAGAATTAATTCGGCTAATGGCAACCAAAGGACAAGAAACAAGGGATAAACTATATCGGATCTTCAGCATCTCTATGGATGAAGTTGAAGCCAAAGTGAAAGATCGACTGACCCGTTCAAAAACAAATATCATTATAAAAACTCTCGTCTCAAGAAAATTCTCCGTTAGTAGAATACCCATTTATACAGCTATAACCTTTTTCTTGCTTTGGTTAGGACTATTTATAATTAATTGTTTTATTTTCTCTAGCGACCATATATTAATTCTTTGGATATAGGAATATTTTATGGAAAACTTACACTACATACCTTTCAGCAATATAAACTTTCACGACCCGTTCTTTCAATCGCTAAACAATGACTATCCAGATTTTTATAATTGGGTAAACAAGAAGATCCTTGATCATACTGCAATGGCATACGTTCTGCTCAATGAATATAATTATATTGATGGATTTTTATACCTCAAAATAGAGCAGGAATCTGTTGATGATATATATCCCTCTTTACCTTACAGAAAACATCTTAAGATAGGAACTTTCAAATTCGAATCGATAGGTACACTTAGGGGAGAGCGTTTCATAAAGAAAATTTTTGACCACGCGATTGCATGCGATGCTGATGATATTTATGTAACAGTTTTCCCTAAACACGCGTATCTTATTCACCTGTTCCAATCTTTTGGATTTAATATTGTTGGACGAAAAGGTCTTGATTCAAATCCTGAGACTGTCCTATTGAAAGAGATGAGAAATATTAATCTTACCGGCAATATAATCTACGACTATCCTTTTATTGATAACTCACATTCTAATAGAAAATTTATACTTTCTGTCGTTCCTAATTATCACACTAATCTTTTCCCAGATTCAATCCTTCGAAATGAGTCTCCGAGTATTGTTAGTGATGTATCGCATACAAATAGTATAAAAAAGATATATATCTGTGCAATGGATGGCGTTAATAATTTCAAGCCAAATGATATAATTTTAATTTACAGAAACAACAAAGGTCTTATCGGCCCCGCTTACTATAATTCGGTAATTACTTCATTATGCGTCGTAAACAACGTTAGACATATTGATGATTTTATAAATGAAGATGATTTCATAGCCTATTGTAGGAAATATAGCGTATTTAGCATTGATGATTTGGTTTATTTTTACAGAGCAAGAAAATACCCATACATTATTTCATTTACATATAATTTAGCATTCCATAAAAGACCAAATCGTGCTACACTTATTAATAATATTGGTCTTAACCCAAATGCATATTGGGGCGTTCTCGAAGTCAATGACCATCAGTTTAGAAGTATATTGAAATTAGGTGAAGTCAATGAAAGTATTATTATCAATTAAACCGGAGTTTGTGGAAAAAATCCTTAATGGCTCAAAACGCTATGAGTTCAGAAAGGGCATATTCAAAAAAAATAATGTTAAATCCGTTGTAATTTATGCGACTATGCCAATTGGTAAAGTTGTGGGTGAATTTGATATAGAATCGATTCTTGAAGATTCCCCCTCCAGTATCTGGCATAGCACAAAAAAACATGCTGGTATCAGTAAAGAATTTTTTGATATTTATTTTCACGAACGAACTAAGGCCTGCGCTATAAAAATTGGTAACGTTACCCGTTATGAACAGCCATTACTTTTAAGTGATCTTGGCAGAAATATTACTGCCCCTCAATCGTATCGTTATTTACCTAGCTGACTGATGTTTTTTTAAATAAATATCAAACATTGACTACTGTTCAAATACACAGTTAAATTTAGCCCTCAGACATGAGGGCTTTTTTATGGCAGTACGGAAACTCGATACCGGGAAATGGATTTGCGAATGTTACCCCACCGGGCGCAGCGGGCGTCGTGTGCGTAAGCAGTTCGCCACCAAAGGCGAGGCATTAGCCTTTGAACGTCATAAGATGGAAGAGGCAGAAGCGAAACCCTGGCTGGGTGAATCGCTAGATCACAGGACACTAAGATATGTCGTAGAACTCTGGTTCAAACTGCACGGTAAATCCCTGACGGCTGGCGAGCACGTTTATGACAAGCTGTGCCTGATGGTTAATGCCCTCGGAAATCCTCTCGCAACCGATCTCAGTTCCAAAATGTTCGCGCACTACCGCGATAAACGTCTCACCGGCGAAATCTACTTTAGCGAGAAATGGAAGAAAGGAGCCAGCCCGGTAACCATTAACCTCGAGCAGAGCTATTTAAGCGGTGTTTTCAGTGAGCTTGCACGCCTTGGGGAATGGACTGCGCCGAACCCGCTGGAGAATATGCGTAAGTTCACTATCGCAGAAAAGGAGATGGCCTGGCTGACGCATGAGCAAATCACAGAACTCTTATATGACTGTAGCCGCCAAAGCGCCCTTCTCGCTTTGGTTGTCAAAATTTGCCTCAGCACTGGCGCTCGCTGGCGCGAAGCAGTGAACCTCACCCGTTCACAGGTCACTAAATACCGCATCACCTTTGTCAGAACCAAAGGCAAAAAGAACCGCAGCATTCCGATCAGCAAGGAGCTGTATGAAGAAATCATTGCGCTGGACGGCTTCAAGTTCTTCACGGATTGCTACTTTCAGTTTTTGGCAGTGATGGAGAAAACGTCGATTGTGCTTCCCCGTGGACAGCTAACCCACGTGCTGCGCCATACGTTCGCAGCACACTTTATGATGTCCGGCGGCAACATCCTTGCCCTACAAAAAATACTGGGGCACCACGACATAAAAATGACCATGCGCTATGCTCATCTCGCTCCAGATCACTTAGAAACAGCACTCAGGTTCAATCCGCTAGCAACACTGAGTGTTAATACTGCAAGTCATTAAAAGGTTCAAAAATGGTTAAGTTTTCCTTTCGCGTTCCAGTTTTTGATTTCACCTTGACGTTTAACATTATCGCAACGTTAATCAGACAGAGTGAATCTTCAATAGAAAAAGGGATAGCTGAATATAAAGAAAAAGGTCCCGAAGAATACGTCATCGACATCTCCCCAGAGGAAGGGCTTTATCAATCCATTGAGCACTACATGGGCCTTGATAGCGCATCCGTCGACCTTGATGAGATGTTCCTGGAATATTATCCAAGCGTGTTTCGCAGATCAGTCTTCTTAACGATTTTCGGGATTTTTGAGCACGAAATTGAGAAGTTTTGCAACAGTTTTGCTAGCAGACACGAAACCCCCATAAAAATTGCAGATCTCAAGGGAAGTGGGTTAGAAAGAAGTCATTTATACATAAAAAAAATGATTGGGATGAAAACCACGGTTCACTATTCAAGCATCAAAAAGATAACAAGGCTAAGAAATAGTTGTGCGCATAATGATGCCAGATATATAGAGAATGACGGGCAGGATATTAAATCCATCATTGAGCTTATGAAGGCACATCCTGACCTTTTCAAAAAAGACGGGAGACAAGTCCTCTTTATGAACGGTGCATTGTCCCTGATCCTGGACACTTTCAAGTCATACCTCCATGAAGTTGAGCACGCTTTAAACGAATACGAAGAGCGCAAGATCAGTGGCGACAAAGTGGCGGCAGAGGTTGGCATTACCCCTTAGTTGCCCCTCCTTGTCACAAACCTAATTCATTGATTTTTATGCAAATCATTGTTTTTGAAAACCCATTTACATAAATGGGTTTTTTGTTGCCTTTTTTCATTGCCCCTTCTCGATTTGAACCGATAAGTAGCCTGTGTTTCGCCTTCCCTCTGACTCTGGCGAAGCAATGCAGATTTGGTAATATCGATGCCGAAACAGCACTACTCGCTATAACGGGAAAACGATGAAAGCGGAAGAAAATAGACTCGAAAGCTGGCTAAAAAAATCATTATACCGCGATGTTTTTTATAAAATAGGCATGTGGTGCGTTATCTCTATTATTTCGTTTTATATTGCAGGGAAAACGGCGAATTTTGATATCGCAAAATATCTGCTTAATTTTCTGGATAAAAGCATGCCGCAACTTAATTACGGTTGGATGGTGTTATTTATTATTGTCCCGGTATCCTTTTTCATGAAAGATATGGAAGCCATGAAACCCGACACCTGGGGAATGGAGACCCTGCGAGGCAAGGTTGGTGCAGCACTGCGCAAAGTGACCAGCGACCTGCTGCTGTGGTCCAGCGGGATTTCTACAGCGTTACTGACAACATCATTAATAGCGCTCGCGATTCTCTTTTACAGAGAGCCTCAAGTGACCTATAAAAGCCTTGTGCAAATCACTTTTGTATTAACGGTATTATTCATTTTCTTATTTGCCAATGTATGGTGTTATTTCATATTAAAACGCAATAATGCTGTACTCTTTTCCATTATCAATAGTCAGCGAGGAATAAAGTTTGCACATCTTGTTATTATTCTATTCTGTCTATACGCCACGCATAAAATATCTGTCGATATCGACAAAAAAGCGACAGCTGAACAATCTCAGCCAAAAACGTCTTAA